AATACCTCCTACTAAGTCCAACTGGCGGGGGAAAGCAGATTGCGAACACGCACAATGCTATGAGCGCCGAAATTAGCCAGACAGACCCACCAGTCAATGTGCTTTTCGGTCTGCTCTCCGGTCGAAGCCACATCGTAAATCTCCATCGGCCCCAACTGGATACCCGTCAAGCCTTCACTGATCGCGCCCTGAACATCGCCGGTCGGCGTGCTGGTCGAAACCAGGTAGAAAGAAGTGGTATTCGCCGTACCAGTCCCGCCCGCCTCGGTCAAGGTAATGACCTCGGTCGACTGATCCGCCTTGTACCCGGCGTCATAGATAGGCGTACCCTTGTACGTCATAATCTCGCGCTCGAATTGATCCTTCTGCGAGCTAAGGAACGATCCGCCCGACGCCTGAAGAAAGCGGAGCGCACGGCCCAGGCTCCACCGGAAAGCCTCATTGCCGATAATCATCTGCACATTACCGTTATTACACTTGTAATATGCTTCCTCCAAAACATCGAGAAACTTGCGTGCATTGGCGACGGAAGCGGTCGGGTCAAGCCCCGCAGCGTTCGAAGCCGCAGCATACACAGTCTGGCGAGAGGGCATGTTAGCGACACGCTTCTTCAAGCCCTCGAAACCGTCAGGGTCTACGGCATGGTCGCCGTTGATGAAGTACCAGTTAAAGGTCAGCGCCATTGAACGGGTCTTCATGTCCATCTGCATGACTTTGGGGTCTTGGATAACATTCTTGATCTTGTCAAAGACACGATCAAACTTGATCCCGCCGCCCATGCCATATACCGCCTCTTCCACCTGGTCAACGTCCCCTTCCGAAGTGGTATACGACGCGTTCACCTTACGGAAAGCAGCACCAGGGAGAGTCTTCCACCGCACCGCAATGCTATGAAGACTGTCCACGTTCTCGAACGGCAGATTGTCCATGATGGACGCATACCGCAAGAGATTCAAGATCACGCCCTTTTTCAAGGGCGAAGTCTCGATCTTAGCCAATTGAGCCAAAGTATAGGCCATCGCCTCATTCTCCTATTTCAGCCCCAGGCGCAGCAACTGGCCGGGGTCTGTAATGTTCGCAATCGGATTAGATGACGCAACCCCGGCAGCACCAGGCACGCCCGCCACCCTCCCCGCCGGGGGGAGCGCCAGCCGTTCCTGTTTCGCCGCGATTGCCGCCTCGACCGATTTTAGAAAGGCGTAGGGCGAAGTTTGCACGATCTGCCCGAATTCGGGATCGTCGTCCTCAATCATAACCCCAGCAGCCTGCATCATCCCCAACGCCTCCGCAGAAACGGGGTCTAACGCTTCTTGTGCGGCTTCCGGCTGCGGCGCAGTCTTGGCAGGACTGGCCTCATCCGTCGCCGCAGGTTCGTCCAACGCCCGCGCAAGCACCCGGCTTTTCATGGCCTCTTCTTGCTCCGGCGTAACCTCGACCCCAATCGCCCGTTGACGTTCGATCGTCTCTGCAATTGTGGCAAGGTCGGACTGTACCTTCTTCAAGATACCGTCTCGCCCACGGTCAAACATGCTCTGCGCTTTGCGCAGGGCAGCTTCTGCAGCCGCATCCGCAACGCGCTGCGCTTCCGCACGCGTTACAAATTCCGACTGTTCGGTCGTAGTCCCTTGCGCCTGCTCCATCGGAGCCGCTTCCGGGGCTTGCCCTTGCCCCTGGCCTACAACTTGCTCTTTATCGCTCATTCGTTGTCACTCCTAGACTAAATGCAACTGTTGACATTATACTACTTCCCCATCGCTTCCGGCAGCAACACATTTACAAACGTCTCAAACTTGCCACCAGGCTTGCCCAACTTCTCCCACACTCGCCGCAGTTCCCCATTAGCCGCCTTCCCCAGCGCCGTCCCATTGACATAGTAGTCAAGCAACTGGCGCGCCAGCGGCGGCGAAATATCATCCGGGGCCAACTGCACCGGAGCATAGTTATCAGCCGCACCATACATCTTCTTACCGATTGACGCATCGCTCTTCACATACGGGATCAACTGCGGATAGCGCGCCAACTGCACCTCATCCCAATCCCAGGCCCGCTTCAATTCAGGGTGGCTTTTCAGATAGGCGCTGCGCTTGCTCACGTCCAGGGCGAAATACTCATCCTGCAAAACGTCAATGTTCGGGAATTGCTCCCGCTTCACCGTCCGATATTCGACCACCAACGACGCAACTTCCGGCGGGGCCTTCCCTAGTTCGCTGTCACCAAAGATAAACGGGATCATCTCCGGGTGAGCGGCAGCGTATTCGTCCTTCCAGGCCCATACGCTTTTCATGGCGGCGCTGTCCCGGTCTTCAAGCGGCGCGTCGTAGTACGCCTTCTCGCGCCGCGCCAGGTCGGGAAAAGCCTTGCGCAGCCCGACCCGATATTCCATCACCGCAAGCGCCGTCTCTGGCGTCTCTTGCGATAGTTCGTTCTGGTCGGAAATGATGAAGCGAATTGCCTCCGGGTGCGCCAACAAATACTCTTCCTGCCATTCCTTGTACTCTCGCAAGCGCGGCATACGGTTGAGCGCCTCATAATAGCTCTTGGCGTCCGGCTGGTTATAGGCCACGTCTTTCAGCCGTCCAATATCCGGCCACAACTTGCGCGCCTCGCCTATATAGCTTTCGTAAGCCTGCGCCTCTTCTTTGCTCGAAAGGTGAATTGGAAGTTTTGACCCGTCTACGCTCTCCGGCAGCTTCCCGCCCATCGTTTGCACCCAGTCTGCAAGCTGCTGGGTGTCAATCGCCTGGGGGTCACGCGTCGCCGGGGTCAGGAAACGCTCTTCAAAGTCCGGCCCAAGTTCTGCCGTCATCTCACGCCGGGTCAGTTCAGGCAGCGCATACCACGCATCCCAAACCTCTCCAACCAGATAATTTTTCAGGCGTCCTTCTGGGTCATCCCAATTCATGCTCATTCCCCGCGCTTCATACTCCGGGTGTTCATCGTAAAACTTTGTTAGCATTGTCTTATCGCCCTGGTCGCGGGCAGTCAATGCTTGCGAGTATTCATCCTGCAGCGCCCTCAAATTCTCCTCGCCTTGTGGCATGAAGTCAGCCTGAACAGCACGCCCAAGATAGCGCCATCCCTCGATTGTCTGCGTCCGCCGCTGGGCCAGTTCAAACACCGGCCCAGCCCGGTCGATCATGGCTCTCTTTGCGTCCTCAACGCTTACAGTATGATCCGCCGCCATACTCGCCAGCATCCGGTCAGTGTAGTAGTCCCAAAACTCGCCACCCTCCGGCATCCCCAAATACTTGCGCACACCAGATTCAATGTTGATCCCACGACCCTTGTTCAGCCCGACCATCGCCGTCGCATTGCGAATGAGAGTAGTCACCGGCAGCATACTGCTCTGCTTACCTAGATATGCGTTTATGGCATACTGAATGGGCAGCGACGGCCCCTGGAAGGTCGAAACCAAATCCCACGGGTTCGCAATCTCGGCATCAGTATCAGCCCTGGCCGCGGTCATCGCCTTTGTCCATACGTCGCCTGCCATCCCAAGCGCCTGCATGTACTGGTCTTGGGTAATCTCCCCAGCCTCCAACCATTCTTGCAGCTTGAAACCGGCCCGGCGCTCTTGCGTGTCGTTCGCCTCCCCCATCTTCTTGAACACTTCCCCGAATTGCTCATACGGGAAGATTGCCCGCATCGGGTCAATGTAAATCGCATCCCCCGCCCAGTCTGGCAAGAACGGCATGGGTATCTTGATCTTGCCCGCCAACCGCGACGGGAAGTTCGGCTGCTCCCGGCCCCGCTCCTGAAACGCCCGGATGCGCGCATAGTTCGCCAACCACGCCGGTTGATCTATGGCCCGCACCGCCCATTCAAACATCGAACGGGTAGACCACAACTCATACGGGAAAACCATCATGGCGTAATTGTCCAGGTTCGTGCGCGCCCCGTAGTTCAGCAGCGCCGCGTCAGTCCGCTGCTCCACCATCCGCATTGTCGCGACCTTAGCGTCGGCCAACTGCCCGTCATACTGCTGTATGTGTCGATCCACGTCAGCGCGCAACGCATCAGGCACAAGCGCCCCCATCTGCTGCGGGAAGTACGCCCCATCCCCAGCCATCCGCTCCCGAATATCTCCAAGCACCGGGCGCAACTGCCCCAGGAATTCCTCGAACGCCCGGTATTCTGGCCGTCCCGTAAACTGCACCCCAGCCCCCAGCGGCGCACCCACCGGCGGCGGCCCGGCGCTCAACGCCTCGTTCATAGCCCGCTGCCGATCTAGGCTCTTTCGTTGCAAGTACGCTTCGTGCTTCATCGCCCCTTCACCGCTGCGAATGGGCTTTAGCACCGGCTTGAAGTTTTCTCCGTCTGGCTCCCAGGACACCCGCAGGCCCACCGTCTCGGCGGCTGCCGTGTATGCTTTCATCGTCTGCGTCGGCCTCGCCCCATCCGCAGAAGCCACCGTGAAGCCTGGCGCTTCAAGCTCCGCAATCATGCCCGCAATCGTCCGCCCATCTTCCATCCCAATGAACGCTCTCAATGCGCTGTTCGTTGTCATACTAGCATCAAGCCTGCTGGCGGTCGCCTGGGCGTTCTCACGTGCAGTCCCCAAGTTCGGGCGCGTGTCAAGCGGCTGTTCGAAGTTCATCGCAATGCCCTTCACCCGCTCCCGCTCTAGCAGCGCCGCCCGCATACGCTCCGGCGTAATATCCGCCAGACTCTTCACCGCATCCCCAGGCGCATACTTTTCAATCAGGCGAACAAAATGCGTCTCCGACTTGATCCCGTTGATCGCCATAACATACGACGCCTTCAGCGTGTCAGTAGTGGCCGACGCCGGGAACACAAACTCACGCCTCGCCGCTTGTGTCGCAACCGGCGCAACCTCCGTCACCCCTGGAACACCTGCTGTTGCAGGTTGCGCAACACCTGTTGAAACTTCCGCAACACTAGGCGTCTCCATCGGGACATAAAGCACCGGCATTTCAAGCTCGCCAACATCGTTCGGGTTCAGCTTCTTTGCAACCGCCGACCACGCCTCCTGCTTCGACAACCGGACATCGGCCATCATGCTCATTTGTCCAGGCGGCGGCTGCGCCCCTACCATCTCCGTATATTCACGCACCAGGCGGCTTAGGTTGTTCGGGCTGCGCTTGTGAAGTTCCAGGGTTCGCAACATTTGTGCCTGAAATTCAGTCGGCGCATCATCCGCAAACATAGTCATCTGCGTTAAGTAATCTTCCAGCGACATGCCGCTGCGCTTCAATCGCACAAACTGATCTGCCGCCGCCAACAGGTCGGGCGCAATCGAAAGGTTTGTGTCAAGCGCCCCGCTTGCTACCGCCGCCTCCAACTGCCCCAGCCGATGCAAATTGTTATACAACGCCCGCTCGACGTTCTTCACCGCTCCATCAGTCGTTTCAAACAACGACCGCACCAGGCGCGTACCCGCGTCGTCAGGGAATACCCGCAGCAACATTGCCGCTTTCAGCCGCGTCAATCCCGCCTGGTTCAATTTCCCGTCAGCCGTCAATAGCGCCGCCCGATCAGCAATCCCAATCCCATCGAGAAACCGCGCAATAAATCCAGAATTCGCCGTAGACAAAAGCGCCTTGTCTACCGTTTCTTTCTCGCCAATCGTGAGCGCCGCAATATCCGTATCAACCATGCGTGCGCTATCAATCCTGGCGAGTTCTTCCGTCGCCATCGCCAGCGTGCCGCGCACGTTCGCATCTGCCGCGAACGACACCCGATCTGAAACGTCACCCGTCCGCACCCGCACCAGCACCGGGTCTTTCATACCTTCGAACGCGTTCGCATCCATCCCGAAATTGGCCGCGTTCCTCCGCAGTGAAGCCTGGTATCTCGCCCAGCTTTCGGGGTAATCACGCCGCGCCGTTCTGAAACCCAGCACCCGTCCATTACCCGCCTCGACCATCATATCGGAGCCAACAAACGGCGCTCCCGTGTCCGTCCGATGCGTCTCTAGTAATACCTCGTTCGGGTTCAGGGTGCGCGCAATCTCATTGACCTGTATCTCGGTCGCCAACCGCTCCCGCGCTCGCCCCTGCAATTCGGCGTAGAAAACCGGATTGTTGGCGAACGAATCTAATTGCGACGGGATCAAGCTATCAAGTGGTACAACCCGATATTCAAAAGAGTAATCGACATGCGTCGGGCTTACCGCGGTCATCACCTGGCGCACCAACGGGCCAGTACCCGGCGGCGTATACTCCACTAGTGGCGCTGGCGTTCTCCGCTGGTAGGGGCGCTGCTTGTCAGGCCCACCCGCTCGCCCCCGTCCGGCTGCCGGCGACGCATCTGGCAACGCTGCCGGCGACGCATCTGGCAACGCTGCCGGCGACGCATCTGGCAACGCTGCCGGAAGCGGATTGCCAGCAACACCCCGCACGTTCGGATCAACCTCATTGACAGAATCAAATACCCGCGCCGCCCCCTCCATGTTCGCCCGCAACCGCTCTGCCATACGCGGCTTTTGTTCCTGGTTCAGATAGCGCGACCACGCCGCCCGCCGATCTGCTGGGGTCATGCCCCGCAGCGTGTCACGGAACTCATTCATACCGCGCACCATCTCGGCGCGGGCGTTCCATACAGCCGTCCGCCACGCCGCCACCGCCCCGGCCCGCTCCTGCCCATACTTGGCTACAAACTGCTGCAGGAAAAGGTTATCTACCTCGGCCTGCATCCGCCCTTCGATCTCGGCGTGCTTGTTGTACAAGCCGGACAAGCGGTCAAGGGTCGCATCTTTCGCCGCCATCCGCTCGGCGTTGTTGGCGTAGTTTCCTTGCACATACTCCCGCCAAATATCACGCTTGGATACATCAAACTGCACCCAATTGTCATCGAGACCCGACATTCCATCCAGGAAACGCTGCCCGACCGCATTTTCGACGCCCAAACCGCGCATGACGCCCGCATACTGCGCCTGTTGATTGTCCCTCAGCCTCTTCCACCGCTGGGCGTCTCCCGCCTCAAACCGCTTGAATTCAATATCGAAAGCATCCCGGCTCATCGTTTCTTGACGGGCGAATAAATCTTCCAGGTCATTGAAGTGCGACCACCAGGCCGCCGTCCTGTCCATCTCTGTACGGTCAAACACCTCTAACAACGCCTGCGACCCCTCATACCGGATGCGCAAATCTGCGGCCACCGCCTCTTCTTCCAGGGCAAAAGCCGCCATATCGTTCAGCCGTTGATCTAGGTCATCCTGCAACCCCTCGAACACCCGCCGCACCGTTGCCGTATCCGCCGTGTCCGGTACGTTCTGTTCCAGGTAGTCAATGATCCCGGCCTGATCCAGCAGGCCCCGCATATCATCCGACATGCCCATCTGCTGCGCCGCTTCGTCAATGATTGAAATAACCGGACGGCGGCGCGGCGGCTCTACCAACGCCTTGCGCAAATCACGGCCCGACACCCCGGCTGCCTTCAATTCCTCGATGATCTTCACCGTCTCGCCTGGAAGGTTGCGCACCAGAATATCGGGCAATTCATCATAGCCGATGCCGCGCTTGAACACCCGCGGCCAAATCCGCTTAAGCGCAGCCGTCGCCGCTTGCGACCGGCTCATCGCCTCAACGTTTCCCGACACCTCTAAAACCTTCGCCGTCTTTCCGATCTTGCCTACAAATGTATTCACCTTTTCCAGCGTACCCGGCACGACCTTTGTCTCTCGAATAACCTTCCCACCCTTTTTGTACGCATCCGAAATAACACTTGTCGGCGTCGGCACATCACCGGCCACCTTGCCCGCATCACCGACAACGCCCTCGACCGCGCCGTACATCGCTTGCCCCAGGCCAGCGTCAAGGCGCTTAGGGCGCACCCCGAATTTTTCCCAGGCGGCGTCAATAGCACCTTTCTTTTGCAGGCCCAGCACCCCGCTTGCAGCCATCGTCACATAATTATTGATGACGTTGTTTGCAAGATAATTCGGGTTATACCCCAACAGCACCAGGCTTTGCGCGTTCTTGACCGTCTGCGAAAACCGCAGCATCATCGAGTCAGGCTCGATCCCATAATACCGCTTACCCCAATCGTAGAAATGCTCCTGCATAGCCGCGTCAGCATACGCCCGGAACATCTTGTCATTGTACGGCGTAGTCTTGAACACCTCGCCAACACGCTTTAGCTCCGCCCCTGTCAGGTTCCCAGCCGCGATGTCATCTAAAATACCCTGCGCCCGCACCGCCGCCGCTCCCCCATTATCGACAATCTTCTGCGCCTCCGCCGCATATCGCCGCAGCAGAAGGTCAGCGTCACTTTCCCGGAGCATCTCTGAAATAACTTTCGTTTCGTCAAGCTTCATAATCTCGGCCAGGTGCTGCACGACACCTCGGTCAACATCCGACGCGTGCCATTGGTCTAGCAACGCCCTGACCTTTGGCTCAAAGTCGCGCAGCATCAACAGCGCCGCGCTCCCCTCTGAACTCCCAAGATATAACGACGACTGCTCCCGAATAAGGTCAAAGTCATTTTTCGACAACCCAGCCAATACCCGCGCATACTCATCCGGCGACGCATCGGGCGCAATCGTCTGCAAGTTATCACCAACCCGATTGATGATCTGCTCCATGCGAGATTGTTTTGTCTGGCGCAGCAGGCCCCCTTGCTCCGTCCCTAATTCCCGCGGCAGCCCCGCCTCATCCACGCCAGCGAAAAAGCGCGTCACCGCCCCAGTCGTTCCAGGCAATGCCGCCATTTCTTCTGCCGTAAGCCGCTGCCGCACCAGGCCCGAATACTCCCGCAACAAATCAACCGGCCCAGCCGCACCCGCCCGCGCCACGTCCAGCGTGCCAGCATCAAGCCCAACCCGACGCCCCAACCCGTGTACTGCGTCCGTCCCGATCACATCAACCAGGTTTAGCGGGTCAAGCGCAATATGGCCCAACAGATCGCTAACCTCGCCGCCAAGACCAGTACGCTGCGCCATATCCTCGCGCAATGCGTCAAGCCCAGCACCATTTTTCAATTGGTCGTAGGCCCAAAACAATTCGTCCCGCACATTGTAGTCACCAGGCCGCGCTTGCGCCTCCAACGTATTCGGATCATACACATTCTGCGAAAGCGCCGGGGCCAGCGATTCGTAGTAGAAACCGGCAGCGTTCCAGGCGTCGTCCAGGTGCGTCAATAGCTCACCGACCTCACCCCGCTTCAATGCGCCATACGCAATATCCGGCATACCCAACGCCCGCTCTAGTATTGATGCGGGGACATCCAACGCGCCCAACAGCCCGCTAACAAAAGAATTCACCTTGTCAGCCCACGCATACTTCGACCACGCCCCACCCCGCGCCGTCGCTTCCGTCAGCGCAGAAGCCCCCTCCGCAATCCCAGCCCCGACCGCCCCCTGCACCGTCGCCCATGCCGCTGCCCCAGCCGCCACGCCAAGCGGCCCCGCCGCCGCGCCTAATACACCGCCTACTACAGCACCAGGCAGCGCACCGCCGGCCGCACCCTGCGCCCACGGATTGTTGCGCATGTAGTATGCCGCCTTCATCAGAAGCGGCGCTTTCTTCATCGCCTCCGCCGTCGCGCCAACATCGCCCAACCCTTCCGGCTTCGGCGGCTCCGGCGCGTTCATCTCGGCCCATAGCGCATCAGGATCAGGCAGCGCCTGGAACATCGCCCGCGCCGGATCGTCTTTCGCAAGCGGCTTCCATTCCGTCCACAACTTCCCTTCGTTCATTCCCAGCATGTAGTTATACATATCGGAAACGGCGGTCGGGTCAATTCCCATTTCTTCCGGCGTAAACTTGCCCGCCTTCATCGCATCCCGATATTTGACTACGTTCTCTGGCTTCTCCCAAAAAGTCGGCGTGTATCCAAGCGGCTCACTCCCCGCCCGCGGCGTCAGGTCAGGAAGTACGGTAGGCTCTATAACAGGCGCAACAGGCGAAGCGGGCAGCGGGGCCTGCTTCGGCGGAGTAGGCGCAACCGGCGGCGGCCCAGCGAAACCAGGGTTCCAGTTCTGATTTTTCTCGGTCATCTAAACTCCTAGTAGCGCCAATTCACCATAGACTGCATCCAGCGCGGGGCGGCTTGCGCCGACTGGCCGTAAGAATTCGCCTGCCCCCAACTATCCCAAATCGTAGTCGGGGTAGTCGGGGTAGTCGGCTTAGGCAGCGGCATCCCAGGATAATACGCCGAAATGGGGCCACCACCCGGTTCAGTAACCGGCGTCAATCGCCTATCCATCGTAGGCGACGACGTATCACTACTCCCACTGCGCCCACCCTTCCGCTTGTTGATCCGATAAGTGTTATTGTTCCCGCTCGACCACGCCCCCGGCGCAAAGTTAGGGACGTAATTCCCGTCCTGGTTCATAAACCACCCATTCGGGGATTGCGTCTGATCTGGCACGCCAGAATAAGTAGGACGCCAACCGCCTTTACCGCTCTGCTCCCATCCAGCATAAGCCGCCGGGGAAGTCCCCCACCCGCTGTAATACGGCCCGCTGTACCCCAGGTGCGACCGCGTTTCAGGGGCCGGAGCCTGCCCGCCAGCCGGAGCCTGCCCGCCAGCCGGAATTGGCGGAGCCAGCGGAGCAATCGAATTATTGTAATAACTCGCTGGCGACACCGGCGCGCCCGGATCAACCGGGCCAGCAGGCGGAGCAAACGTACCAGGCCCCGAATAGCCCCCGGAAGGAAGCGGCGGGGCTTGCCAAATATGCGTCCCCATACCATACCGCGGCGGCGGCGGGCTATAAACATTCGTCGGCGGCGCATACGACGGCGGATTATATGGCGCATACTCAAATCGCCCTACAGTCGATTGCTTATATCCTTGTGGCGCATACTCGAATTGCCCCACCGTTGACCCAGGATAAGGCGGAGCCGTAGTCGCATACTGCATCTCCTGATTGCCCGTGAACTTCACCCCACCAACAGTCTTGCTCTTACTCTTACTTCCCGCTGGCTTGAACTTAACGGCCATCTTTTCCTCCGCTTCTCATAACCTCGCCTAGTACGCGTCGATCTTTATCGGTCAACCGCGCCCGAAACTCCGGCGGCAGCGTCACCGCCGCTGCCCCGATCTGCGTTCGCTGCAACGCCCTGTACCACTCGCTTTCGAATTTCTCACGCCAATTCTCAAAGCGCGTCCGGGCATACAAAAAAGCATCTTCACTATCTTTCATCGACGGCATAATCGACAGCCTCCATATTCACATTACCATAATGCGTCACGTTTGCCCACATGCCATCACCTACCCGCGCCCACTTGCCCCCCTCCCCCTCGACCCAGCAGGTAGAAACCCCCAAATCGCCGCCGCCGTGTTCGCCTTATCACGTACCCGCACCCCCAACGACCTATACCGCATAACATAATCGCCAACATCAGCAGGCGGCGCGACTTCCGCCTCCACCTCGACCGCCTCAAAGTAGGGACGGGGATCAATCGCAACCCCGTTCCGCCTAAGCTCAAAATGAACGTGAGGCCCAGTAGAATTCCCAGTTGACCCGACTAGACCTATTTTGGTCACACTAGAGACAAACTCACCGATGCGCACCATGAGCACGCTCAAATGCGCTTCATACAGCCGATATTCTCCGTCCTCAATAATTACCAGGTTCCCGTAACCCTGGGAATTCCAGCCCGCATAAACAACCCGGCCCGCCATGCCAGCCGAAACCGGAACACCCATCGGCGCGGCAAAGTCCATCCCCTTATGATTGCCCCCCCAGTCCTGGGTCAAAACATACTTCGACACCGGGTAAATTAGACTTGGCATTTAAACCATCCCTTCCGGCGGCATCCCCGGCGGCATCCCACCACCCGTACCAGGAACACCCCCACCCCGCATCAGCGCCGCGATCATCTCCGGCGGCATCCCCGCCATTTCAGGCGGGACACCCTCCATGCCCGGAGGCATCCCCGGAGCCATCCCAGCGCCACCAGGCGGCATACCCATATCAGGTGTCGGCCCAGCCCCCGGCGGCATCCCTGGGGCCATCCCAGCGCCACCAGGCGGCATCTGCTGGGCCTGCTGCATCTGCGCCTCTTCTTGCTTCCGCCGCGCTTCCGCCTCGATCTGATCTCTCACATACGCTTCCGTCATGGCATCCTGCGCCCGTTCAGTCCAAATCCGTTCGGTCTCTTTCCCACTCTGCCCAATGTTCAAAATGTTTTCGCGCACCCATTCAACACTAGCAAGCCCACCACCGACCAACCCCTGCGCCACGTTCGCCATTTGCAGCTTGTCTTGTGGCAGGTCAATATCGAGATTGACAACGATCTCCAAATCTTCCGGCAGGCTCTTGCCCTTCACGTCCGCAAACTCTTTCCCATCATGCGCCAGCCACGCCCAGGCGATTTCCATCGCCTGTCCAATAGCCCACCCGACCCGCCGCTGCGGGTTCACTAATGGCAAGCGCCCGGCCTGGCTCAACAGCGCCAAGCTCGAATAAGGACTGGCCGCCCCAATGTTCTGCCCCAACGCCTGCTTGTAAATCGTGCTTTCAGATACCCGGCTATCAGCCAACTTCAAACCTTCAAGCAAGCTGGGATCAAGTGTCTGGCGCTGCAACGGCGCTAAGCTCTCGCCCGCATCCAGCGTCACAATCCCGCCCGGATTATCCCAATCCAGCGTCAATTCTTTCTCCGGCATATTCCTATGATAGACCATAATCGGATTAGACCCGATCTTCGCCATCATCGTATACATCACGGTCATTGCCAAATTCTGCCGCTGCCACAGCCCCGACTTCCACAAGGTGTACAAGAACGGCTGTAATTGCTCTTCCGCTTTCGTGAAAAGCCCCGTCGATCCATACACCGACGCCACAACAACCGGGATGAACGGCAGCTTGTGGCTCACATTCAAAAGCGGCTCGCTCACCCCATCAACCCACACCACATGATAATCAAGGTCAAACCACTCATTCAGCGTCAGCGGTTCGGTCGCCTTGTAATTCTCCAATCCCTTTTCACCATAGGCGCTGCGCACATCCCCGGCCAGAACTTCCACCACCCGCAGATGCCCCGACAATCCCAGGCGGTCATATTCCGGGTAACAGTCCCGCGGGTTCCATACGTCAAACATAAACGGCGTGCGCTTCGCCAACTTCTCCGCCCGCGCCTTGTGTGCTGGCCCGCGCCCCGCCGCCACCTTCACCAAATCTGCCGTGGAAGTAATCGCCAGATGCACCCGGTCATATACAATGGCCGACGTAACCATGTCAAAATGCACCGGGCTGCCTGCAATCTTCCCGACCCCATCCCACATCCGCCGACAACCCCGCTCGATTGCCTCCCCCATCTCCCGATCTTCAATATCGACCTTGAACTGCGGGTCAGTCGAAGTCAGCAGGCGTGTCGCCCCCATCGCCGCATTTCTACCATCCGGCGAAAGTGTTAGCTTGGTGTTCGGATAACGACTACCATAATTTTCGTCGTCATCCATGAAATACATTCGCTCCATCGCATCAAAGATCGCCCGCTGGCCCCCTAGCGACGTTTTCAATTCTTGCGACCGTGTTTTCACATCTTCAAAGTTTGCAGAACTCGCCACGCTTCACCTCACAACAACCCGGAATTCGCCAGCGGATAACCAGACCGCGCCCGCTTAGGCTCGCTATCACTCTTCGGAGCCTGCACCGCCGACCCGCTCAACAAATACCGCAGCGCATCGTAGGCGTGATCTTCGGCCTTCGTGTCAATATCTTCAACCCGGTATTTATCGTAGGGCAATTCAGGCAGCGTCCGAATCAAGTTTGTGCATCCCTCAAATATCTTGATCCCCGGCTCACCATCCTGCATCGCCATCAACAACCGATCTACCTTCCGTTTCCCGTTCGCCCGGTCGTTGTCGGCCCGCATCAACGGCACACCCTCACTCGCATATTCATCAGCCGTCGAAGTGACCAACCCCCCACTAGTCCGCTGTACCCACATCGACGGGTCAGCGAACGTCAAGACATTTGTCTCTCGCATCGGCGTCAAATCCCGCACCAGGCGCGCTTGCTGCTGGTCTGTCAATCCCGCCGCATACACCTCACGATAAATATATACCCGCCCATTGTCGGGATTGCGCGCCCCCCACAAACAACAGAACGGCGCAGCGTACCCCCAGTCAATCCCCCGCATCCTCGGCCACCAGTCGGGTATCTCGAACGGCTTGCACACATGCCGATCACGGTTCCAGGACGTGAACGCCTGCCCCGCAAATACGTCCCAATTCCCTTCGACCCACGCCCTCCGCAAATCCTCCGGCAGCGAATTCAGGTCATCCCAGTACACCTGATCCAACTTCGGATTGTCAGCCGGCAGCGCCTGAATAAACTTGAACTCTTCCGCCAGCTTCATCATTTCCGGCGGGAAATCCCGATCAATCCAATACTGCTTCACCCACCCATGCCCTACGCCGCCTGGGTTCGTCGCTCCCAAAAATACCGTGTGGCTTACACCCGGCCAGCGCAAACTTCCACGTAAGAAATCAAACGTCGGTTTCACCGTCTTTGTAAGCTCATCAACCCCAATCGCCGCAAACTCCGCCGACTGATAACGGCTGGGATCGTCCAGGTTCCGCAAACTGATCTTGCCGCCGCCATACGCTTCAGATACAAAAAACGCCAGCCCGTCGGCTTTCGTTTCGTGAATATCCCCTAACTCCCGCGGGAATTCCGCCTTGATCTTGCTAATCTGCCTGTCTCTCAAATCCGGGTACGTCTCGCAGAACAAACCCGCCGTCACCCCACGAATACCCGACCGCGCATACTGCTCAATCACAAACGACAACAACGCCCAGCGGAGCCAATAACTTTTCCCACCACCCCGCGCCCCACCATACAGAATAAAGCGATAATCCCGCATCGCTAACAACGCCTGCAACTGCTTCGGAAAGAACGACACATATTCCGAAATACGCTTCGGAGCATCCGCCTTGCCGCGCTGCTCAACCAACAACGCCCGCGCCTGCTGCGCCTCCGCCTGCGCCACCCGGTCGGCCTCTTTCGCCGCCGCCTGCCGCGCCGCTTCTGCCGCCGCCTCTTTCTCCCGAATAGCTTTCAGCCGCTTGAACTCCGCCGCATCCTTCGACGCCTTGCTCATCGGATTAGGGAAGCCCTCCACCGGATGATACTTCAACCAGTCCGCACGGCCAGAAGGACTTAGAACATCCTCAATCTTGTACGGCGATTCCTTCGGCTCCTCCGGCGTTACTTTCTTCCGTCCCAAAATCTACCTCCTTCCCTTCCCGATCTTCCCCAGGCCCCAACTCCCGCACCCCACCTACCAACATTTCTTTCTCGGCGCTCCCGTATATATCCCAAATCAACGGCGGCGACGCCACCACCGCCGAAACCTCTTTCCTCTCCGTGTACCCCCGGTTCTTCCCCAGCGTCAGCAGCACCAACCGCACCGCCCACGCCTCCCCCTTCTCCACCGCAGCCGTCAATCTGTCCTGCGCATTGTCAATCAACACTTCCCGAAAGTACGAAATCACCCCGCTAACAACATCGCTCGACTTCGCCCTGGTATAGATCGTCTGCGTGTCAATCCCCAACGCCTCCGCCGCCCGACTGATAAGACCCTCGCTCTCCCACAACGCATCCGCAATCTCATCATCCGTCCGCAGCGTGTACTTAGCATTGGGCCGCTTCACCGGCTTTCGGTTCCGCTTCCGCCGCGCCTTCCCGCCTATCGTCGGCGTCTCTACTACCGCCCACTTTGCCCCATCGTCCGGCTCTTCCCAATCATCCACTAGACTTGTCCCCCCCGCGCCGCCGACTGCCCATCCGATCAAGCCGCCCCGTCCATTCCTTGATCTCACACTCCATCGCCGCAATCTTCCCATCCTTGCTTTCGTTCGCATCCTCTAACTCCCGGATGCGGTCATTCTTCGCATCAACCCCTAATTCCAATTCCTCAATCCGCTTCCTCAACCTAACATTCTCCGCCATCAGCAAGTTTATCGTGTCCCGTAAACTCGCTAACTCCGCTTTGCTAGCAGATGACCGCGCCGTTGCCCCCGCTATCACGATCCCTAGCAGACCTGTAATCAATCCGCCTAACGCGGTAATCGTGCTGGCATCTATGTTCAATCCCTCTTCCAATCCGCCATAACATCGGCAGCCAACAACAACAGCAGTACCACGATCCCCGGCCTAATCAATCGCCCCGATATGTCAGTCACCAGAAACACCCCTCGCCCCAATAGACCGTAGATCATCGCAAAGTACAATACCGCTATCGCACTCATCGCCCGCAGCGGCTTCTTTGCCGCCCGCCGCTGCGCCGATAAACAATACGCTAAGTTCACCCCGGCAGCAAATACCGCCGCCACCACTACCACCCAATACAACCACCCTAACGGGTCAACCATCTCTCACCTACTTATCATCAACCCCCGGCGACAACAGATAAGCCGACTGGTTCGTTACCGCCGCCACCATGAACAGCCGCAGCAATCCCCACAACCCTTCTACCGTACACGGGAAGTACGCAACCTGCCCCGCACAACTCAACCCATACACCCCCAGCGCCGTCACCAACAATACCCCCAACATAATCAATCGCTTCTGGTCGCCCCCATACGCATCAAACCACGCCTTCAGCCCCGGAATATAACTGAACGCAAACGACACAACCGCACCGCTCAACCCGATCAGTACATCACTAGTCATTGCCTCAACTCCTTTTCTCGCTATTCGCTATGATCTTGTATTGACATTATACAACCTTCCTACCCTTTCAGCCGTTGACTTATTCCACCACCGTGCTATAATTCCTACATAGACCCCCTCTATAGAACGGCTGCGCCCTCCCCCTACTCCGGCGCAGCCGTTTTGTTTCCCCATACCATCGAATACAAAAACCGCCGGTAACATATGTTACCGGCGGTTTTTGTGTGCCCCGGCGGGAACCGAAGGCGGGTCTCTCATGCAAA